ATCTACACAAGAAGTGGATAACTTTGCTAGTGCTGTAGGTTTCTACTTATTTGGTGAACGTAGTCTGTTCTATATCAAAAAGAAATGATATTTTTAAACATACTTAACTTTATTGGTTTATCTATACTTAAACTTATCGTAGTAGGATTGCTATTTGTAGTCATGGGTATTGCTTTAGTATTTATGGCAGTTATGGATTATCTCACTCGTGCATTGGAATATATTAACTCATATGTTGATTGAAGTTAAAAGGTTTGAATTTAAAGATACACATACAGTAGGCAAGATGTATGTAGACGGTGTATATGAATGTTATACGTTAGAAGATGTAGTTAGAAATGGCACTAAAGTCTTAGGTAAAACTGCTATCCCTACAGGTGAATATAAACTCATTATAGACGCTTCTGTACGCTTTAAACAAGACATGCCACATATACTAGACGTTCCTAACTTTACAGGTGTTCGTATCCATTCAGGCAACACTTCAGCAGATACAGATGGATGTATATTACTTGGCTCAACATGGGCAGGTAAAGACTTCATAGGTAACTCTAAAATAGCTTATAAGAAGTTCTTTGACAAACTAAAGAAAGCTAAAACAGCCACTATTAAGATATACTAGTGTATAATAGATTATCTCAATAATGAGAATTTTATGAAAATACTTTTATTAGATATTGAATGCGCTCCAAATCTTGCAACAGTTTGGGGGATATGGCAACAAAATATCGCGCTTAACCAGTTATTAGAATCATCTTATACTTTATGCTATGCTGCTAAATGGTATGGTGAATCAAAAATTATGTTCGATTCAGTATATAAAAGTAATCGTAAACATATGCTTAATAGCATTCATAAATTAATGGATGAAGCCGATGCAATAGTTCATTACAATGGATTGCAATTTGATATTAAAATGTTAAATGGTGAGTTTTTACAAGCTGGCATGCCACCACCAAGTCCAGCAAAGCATATAGATTTACTTAGGGTTGCTAGAAGTCAGTTTAGGTTTGTATCAAATAAACTTGACTACGTATCTCAAAAATTAGGTTTAGGTAAAAAAACAGACCATGAAGGTCATGAATTATGGCTAAAGGTTATGAATAATGACCGCCAAGCATGGAAACGTATGGAAGCATACAATAAAAATGATGTTATATTATTAGAAAAATTATATGATAAATTTAAAGGATGGATAAGTAATCATCCAAATCATAATTCATTTTCTGATGGTACTGTTTGCCCAAATTGTAACTCTGCAAGATTAACTAAACAAGGTAGTTTTATTACTAGCTCTAGAAAATATCAACGTTATCAATGTAAGGACTGCGGAAAATGGAGCAAGTCAGTGAAATCAGAGAAATTAAACCACGACTTAGTTACCAGCATATAAGGAAAATCATGGACATCTCAGCATTATGTGAGCATATTATAGGCAAAGAAATTGTAGAGGCCGAAGCATATACTGACCCGTCTGTTTTAATTATTACTTTATCTGATGACACATATATAGAAATTACAGTTGATGCTATTTACTCAGAGGTGCCAGCATTAGATGACTGACATTATTTTACCTAACGGTGAAGTAGTAGATAACTATAGTAGTAACTACAGGTTGTATTGTGAAGCAAAATGGTTATTAACAAAAGATATTAATTTTAGACGTGAATGGCTATTTAAAATAGGCGAAAAACGTAAAACTGAGTTAGAACCATTAAAAGCCTATTTAAAAATGCTATTTGACCTAAAATAAACTGCCTTAAAGGCATTATTTTAACATGCCCTATAGATGTATATCAATTTATAATAAAAGCTTGTCTATGGCTTACTGCGTGAGTTTAAATACGTTTTGCTAGTTTATACCAAGTTTGAATGTAATCTTTAAGGCTATCTATTGAATTTCCAAGATAAATAAGTGATGTTTGTGATATTTGATAATATTTTGAAATATAAATACCCGTATTATTTGAATATCCATTAATAAGTATTACAGTAAAGTTAGGTTCTTTTGATAAAGCTTTAAGAAGTATTTTTTGACCTTCTGAAATTTCTTCATTATCACGTTTCCATTCCCCCAATAAAAACTTATCATTAATGCCATATATCATATCTAAATTAGATGGCATAATTTTAGGGCTATCTTCAAATAATCCTCTTAAAAAGCCAAAGTCAGTATGACTGGCCATTTGGTTTCTCATTCCATTAGACACAAATAATTATTCCATTAGAACCAACTTGACAAACTGTTACAGAACCGTCCGGGGCTAATATAGTGGTTGTTTGGCTAAATACTTTTTCAGTCCAAAAAATAGCTAATGCAGCCATTACTACAATAAATATCCAATATATTTTAGTCATCTAAATCCTCAAGTCTTTCTAAAAATGCAGTAGTTTGCATATCATTATTATTTTCATCATTATTACTTAATGTAATATCATCTTCAAAAGTATTAACTAATTCTTGAATTTCATCTTTATCATGTTGCAATTTATCAATTACTAATTGTGCATAACCTATAATATCAATCCATGAATCCATATAATTTGCATCGCCATTTACAATACGACTTATTTTATGAGCAATCATTTCTAATGCTTCACGTTGATAAAACGATAATTTATTGGTAGTATCACCAAGATTAATTGCTTGTTTTATTAATTGTGTTGTTGTTGCATTAGATGAAAAGTCGCCATAACGACTGCCACGTTCATCTAAAATATTATTAATGTTTGTCATAAAATAAGCCTTTATTAATTGTAATATAATTATATTATCATATAAATGATAAAAAGTGTATTATAATCTATCAGTTTTTACCTTATTTCTTTGTCCCATTGGGGTAACAGCAGGTAATACAATTGCCCCTATTTTATCTAATTGTATTAATCTTCTATAATTCAATCTTAAAGCAGTAGTTAAATCCGCACGGTTTGCTGCGGGGTTTTGTTCTAAATACTCTTTAATTAAATTAGCATGTTTTAAATCATCAATTTGCGTATACATAATTTCTCCTATAGTCTAGTTTGCTCGAAACATTCCAGGTGACTTTTAGCAAAGATATTAGGTTTAATTTCTTCGTATAATTCACCTTGAATACATTTTAAATTTGTACTGCGTTGTTTAATAGTACATTTATACTCCATAATTCCCCATGTAATTACTGCCCCAATAATAATACCAATAATTAATTCAGGGGTGCCTTTCCATTTATAATCCACTGTTAGCCTCTACAAGACGTTTGCTATCATACTTAGATAATCCTTTATATTCTTCTACAGGTTCACCAGGAAACAAAGGAATTATCTTTATATAATGAGTTGTATTTTTTAAATCATTTAAATATGAAAGCTGATTTGGGTGAAATGACCATAAATAAGACTTCTTTAGGTCGCCTGATTTAACACAAAATTCTTGATAAAGCCATGCTACTGGTTCAGTCACAAAACACCAACCTTCCTATTTTAATATTGCAATTTTTCCAACCCGCTGGAGTATTAATACTATCATCATAAAAATGTAGTTTATTACCTATTGGGTTTTTAATTTTATTAAGATAAATAGCATCTATTGCTGTATATTTTATTTGTAAATATCTTTTATTATCAACCTCTTCATGATTTACATCTGTTATGCCTTGGAATTGCGAATTAGCGTATACAACTTCACACGGGTCATTTCCATAGTTTTTACTTTTAACACGGTTACGTATAACATTAAATACACCAATAATTTCTTGTTGCGTTGATGCTTCATGATATGCTGCATGTGCATAACAACTCATATATAAATCTAATGTATTAATATCCATAATAATTAAGCATTTCTATTAGTAATAATTAGTAAATTTGCATTATTATTTATAATGTATATTTAGTATAATCTTATTATATTGTGCAATTAAGCATAATATATTTATTAAGGAAAATATTATGTGGACAACTCCAGCAGCTACAGAAATGCGTTTTGGCTTTGAAGTAACTATGTACGTAATGAACAAATAGTTATTAT